CCTCTTGATATCTCTTGATAAAAGAGTCTGAGCTCTCATTAATATAGAAGAAGTCTTGGGATTGCATATAGACATAGCATCTGTCTTTGTCTTCATCATCTTCTGTTACTGATTCAACTAAATGAATGTTAATCCAAGCGTTACTTTGCTCGGTACATTCTTCTAAATCATAGCTATCGTCTTCCGTAAGCTGTTCGATTTGCAGTAACATCTCTTGCACTCTCTTTAATGATGATTAATCTTAGTTTCATTGCTACATCTTTCAGTCTGTCTTCTAATAATTTCTGCTCTAATTTTAGAGCCTTAATTACTTCATCAGGATGTTGTTCGCCCATACAAATTTACGTTTTAATTATTACAGAAATAAAAAGTGCATACCTTATTGATTATCAATATGATACACACTTATTTGTTAATTGTCTAAAGTGAGTTTGTTAATTGTCTACTTCCTAGGTAGCCTTATTATCTTGCTACCTAATGGCATAGGCACGAATATAGCAATTCTTCCGTTATCTAAAACAACTCCACATCCTAATGTTGGTCGTTTGGGGAAAGGTCGTGAATATTCCATTGCGTAAGCGTTAATATCTATACCACAACCGACATTCATACCGAATATCATATCCTTATCTGAACTACTATAAAGCACACCACCGAAGGAGTGGATGTGACCAATGACTGTTGATTGACGAGCATCTCTTGCTCTATTGATGGCACCAGCTTGTCCTGATGATCCTGTGCCGTGAGTATATAGAACACCATCTATTTCCCATTCTAAGGCCCATTTCCAGCCCTTAGGAGCTTCCCAAGCATCTTCATAGGATTTAATAAAACGTTCTGGTAATCCGTTCGCTATGGCCTTTCTTTTGTGTAGGGCTGAGTGGTTACCTATACAGACTTTTACATTAGGGAATCTCTTGTACCAAATGTTAAGCTGTTGCATAGCCATAATAGCCTCCTTAGAAGCTGACTCTCCATTAGGATTAGTCTCGTGAAACGATATTGCGTGATTGTCTACTTCATCACCGATGTGAACGATTTCAGAACATTGGAACTTGTTGAATACCTCATAACAAAAGTCGAGGTATTTAGGATGGCAGAAGGGGAAATGGGTATCGCCCACGATTCCCACGTTTTTGGTTTTAGCCATATTGGTTGGTTTTGGTTAGTATGGTGAGTAATGGCTCTTGCCATTTACCTTGGTTGCTCTCAAGGTTTGCTTTCTATTGTCTTTACCTCTATATCCTACGTGCACCCAATCAGGTTTCTCTTTAGTACCAAATTCCCAAATTAGCTGGTCGTAGTCAAGATTGTCTTTTATATAATTAAATACCTCTGTATTAGTAACTCCTGTTCCACTATCATCCATATCTATATCAGCCGCACGGCCTAGGCAATGATCTGAACTTACCGAGCCTCCAATGAAATGGTTGAGCATCTTCCCCCTGTATCCACTAGAAATATTGATTGAGCCGAAACGTAATCTTATCGGCTCAAGAACCTTTTCGCAAAGTGTCTTTAGGTTTTCTAAATGTTCTGCTGTAGGTGTATTATCTAAGCCTTCTCTTTTAGCCGATTCACTTCTAGTAAATTCTGATAACGCAAAATGTGCTGATAACTTCATAACTATTTTTTAAATATTTTCTCTACAGATGTTAAACCTAAACATCCGAATGCTAACAAAGCTACTGATTCTACTAGAATTGCTGATGGGGCTATATGCTCTTCACTAAAACTATTGTGGTACATAGTAACGCATAACGTTACTACACATAACAAACCACATATACGCTTCATACTTAATTGACCTGATTCATCACAAAAGAATTGTCTCATTATTTTATACTTTGAAATTGTAAAACTATTATTGCTATTAAAATTACCTTTTGTGCGAAGTCGTATTTTTTGTCTTTTTGAACTTCGGCTTCTCTTGCGTAATAAGTGTTTCTATTTGCTTCATATTTCCACTTCCAATTATAGAAGCTATCTTTTGTTTGATATATTGTTTGATATAAGCTATCATATTTATTCTTTAATTTATTGTAATAAAATAGTGTGTATTTAAGTGAGTCTATTTTGTTGTTAAGGTGTAAAAAAGTATTGTTAATCTCTTTGCCTTGCTCTAAGGTCATTATAACAACAGAGTCCTGGTTAATCTTCCTAACCTTTGGGTATTGGCAATAAGCTGAATGAACTACCAGTATCGATAGACATAGAATCCAAAATTGCTTTAGCTTCATTTAATTGAGTTTTTAGTTCTTTATTCTCATTAGATAACTTAATTATCTTATTAGTCGTAGCTACTATTAGCTTCTCTTTAGTAACATCAGCTTGTACTTGTACCTTTTTATTATGTTCTAATGTCTTATTAAAGTCAGCCATTAATTGTTGGAACTCTTTGTCTTCCTTTTTTATAGGAGATTCAGTATCAGCTCCGACATTGACATAACCTATTAAAGTAAATAACGATATAAGGGATAACACTATTAATTTCATAGCTATTATTTAACTGATTTTTTAATAGCTCCCATATCTTCTAGAGTTTCTAGCTTAGTAGAGGTAGCACTTAGGGCTGTTTTACACTCAATTAAAGCTTGAGTCTTTAGCGAATCCTTGTGCTCTAGGTTGGTTATTCTGTATTCCTGGCTTTGAATTTGATCCTTGAAAGTACCTTTGATGTCTATGTACAAATAGGAAATGCCGATTAAAACGACAAATAAGGTTCCTACGACTGGATTTTTAGCGAAATCTTTAAACGATATAGGCAAGGGATTTAACCCTATACCTGATTCTTTTTTGGCAGCCATTTATTACTTTTTACCGATTTTTAAATACAAGCTACCTGAGTAGCCAATATTATAATTTTTGTTAATATCTACGCTAAAGCCTATTAGAGCCTTATTTTTGACACCTAGCATCAAGGAAGGACTTAGTACTTCCAAGCCATTAAGTGGGCTGTATGAGCCTCTAATGCCCCAATAAAGGGTATTAGTCAGTTTCTTAGCGTAGTATTCTCTCGTAATTATGGTTTTTTCGGTTAAATTGGCTTTAAAACCCCTTGCAATGATCCTATTTTGGCTGATAGTATCATTCACTACAAAGATATTAGAATCTTTTTTAATAGTGTCAGAATAGGCTTTGACCTTATAATAGTCGTTTAATACGTATAAGGTATCGTGTACAGGTATCTGTACAGAGTCAATGATATAGAATGGTATATCATTTCCCTTCTTGTACGTATTAACGTACAATGTTTTGTACGTAGTATCGTGTATTTCTACTATCTTTTTGTACTGAGAAGTATCAAACTGCTTACCAATTCTAGGTAAGTAGGTAGGTTTTAGTAAAAAATATAGCCATAACACAAGGAGTATTACGGCTATGAACAAGATGTTGTCTTTAAGGAATTTCATTATCCTTCAACTACCTCTGCTTCAGGAGCTTGAGGATTTTGCTCTTGATGAAGTTTTGCTAATAATTGCAAAATTGGGTTCGCATACTTAAATGGAACCTCAACTAAATAAACTTCTAATGCTTTTAGATTCTCGTCTGATAGATTTAACATAGTATTGATTTTTTACAAATATAAGATTATTCCGTTATAATTTCTTCGCTTACTATTGGCTCAACCACAGGAGGCACATAATCGCCAATTATAGTTAAGTTAAGTTGAGTCGCAATCCAATCCCACGCATAAGTGTTTGTAGAATAGGCTATGTAGTCTTGACCACCCATAGTTAAACTACCTTGAGATAAAGCATTTTGGTTACTATCCAATAGTGAGTATTGGAATGTAGCACTTGTATCTAGGTTGTCTTGTACATTAGAAGCGTTTAATAAAGTTGCTTCAAGGTTTTCTCCGTTTTGCCAAATATTGACAGGTGTTATAATCTTCATCTTATTTATTTTTTAATTCGTTTATCTGCTCTTGTAATGATGTTATAATAGCTTGTTGTTCTTGAATTGCTTTTACTAAAGCAGCTATAATTGGCATTTCTGTTAAACCTATAAATAATTCATCGCCCTCTTTAGTTTCGCTATATGCGTGTGGTATAAATTCTTTGACTTCCTGTGCAATAAATCCTAAATGTTTATCCAATGTTTTATCTTCAGATTTCATTCTATATAAAGTAGGCTTTAATCCTAATACAGCATCTAAGCCTATTGTTGAGTCTTCAAAATCTTTCTTTTTATTTATATCAGAAACACCAGCATAAGCCCCACTTGTTGCATTAAAAGAACCTATTGTACCAACATTAGAATTATAAACAATAAAATTAGTTGAACCATAAAATCCAAAGAAATTTGAACTTGCTCTATTTGCTGTAAATAAACCAGCAAGACTTCCTTTACTTACAATATTTTCTTCAACTACCAATCCTATTGTGGACATTATAGTCCCACTTGTTGTGCCTATTTGTACTTGACCCCCACTTGTAATAGTCATATTTTTAGTACCACCTGACCATAATTCCAAATTGTTATCTCTATTGCCAACATAAACACCACTTCCTGCTGTATTTCGTAATCTAATAAAACACGCTGTTGATGATGAATGATTTATATCTAATCTTTCAGTAGGACTACCAGTTCCTATACCTACATCATTACCTGGACTTATACAAAATTTAGTGGCATAACTACTACCTGATTGAGTAGTTGATTGCTGAATAACAAAATCTCCATAGGCTGCACTATCATTTGCAATCTTCCAACTTCTTGAACCTGCATCAGCACTTGTGTAATTTATTTTATAACCACTTGTTCCACTTACATCACTTGGAATCATTAACCCACCACCATTTTGAATAGTTAATCTTTTAATAGGACTTGAACCTGTGTAGAAATCAATATCGGTATTAGTACCTAAGATAATTGCATTGTCTTGTGTATAGGTAGTACCATTGCCGACAAACATCTTGAATCTATCTCCTGTTGCTCCTGTTCTTCTTAAAGTAATTCCTTGATTTGATGAATCCGTAATAAAGAATCTACCACTACCACTTGTTGTATCTCCAATGAAAATATCAGTATTAACATAAGCCGTAGTTCCTACATTTAAAGTAGTTGTAAATCTACCTGTACCACTAACATCTAGCTTGTAGCCTGAATTGGTATTAGTTCCTATTAATACAGCAGAACCAAAGTAGTTTTTTTCAGTAGTAGATTCTTGGTAAATAGACCACTTATTAGAGTAAGTTGATGTCCCACTCCAAGAACCCAAATATAGCATATATGCATTACTAATAGTACCACTATCACAGGTTGCATATTGTAATCTTCCATATAAATTAGTTATATTACCAGTATATGTTGGAGCAATAACTTCTAAATATTGAGTTGAGCCACTTGTTAAATTTGTTCCATTTACTACAATTAATCTATCGTTTTCTGTTGCAGAAGCTCCAATTCTTAAACCACCTGTACTAATTTGAATTTTTTGACTAAAAGTAGATTCTCCTGCTGCTGCTATTGTTAAACCTGTTGTGCTACCACCTGTACCATATATTTGAACACCACCACCTGAACCACCTGAAACATTACTTATTTGAATATTATCAGTAGCTAAATTGTATGCAAAATTACCTACATTAAAACCACCTGTTCTTAATCTTAAAAATGCATTTGTTTGAGTACCACTACTATTACCATCTATTATAAGAGTTGCAGTAGCACCAAGAATATGTAAAATTGAACTAGGTGCAGAAGTTCCTATGCCTAATCTATTATTTACATCATCCCAAAAGAAATTAGCATTATCTTGAGCAATAGTTGAACCATTGCTAAACAATACTGAACCACTTGTTAAAGATGGTAATGTTGTTTTATTATTAAAAGTATTCCAATCAGTTGATGATAGATAACCATTTGTGCTTGTTGTAGCTTGTGTTATACCTATTGTTCCTGAAGTTGTAATAGTACCTCCTGTTAATGGAGCAGATGTAGCTACTGAAGTAACCGAACCTGTGCCATAAGCAGTAGAATCAACCGAACCATCTGCCTTTAAGAATTGTGAACTTGTACCACCTGATTTAACAAAAGATGTAGCAGTTGCACTAGCACTAAAAGTTGCATTACCAGTTGTGTTTGCTATTGTTAAACCAAGACTACTACCATTTATTAATTGTATATCTCCTGCATTAGCATACACTTGAGTCATATTTGTAGATTGCACATACTGAAATCCACTTGTTGTGCTACCATTTAATATTAATCTAACCGCAGTAGAACCTGTTGCATTGTCGTTATCAATACCTAACCAAGCATTTGCATTTTCACCAACATTTGCTTTTACATACATTACATATTGAGCCACAGGTTGTGAACCAACACCTAATCTCATAGTTGAATTATTCCAATATAACCTGTTATTATTTTGAGCAATGGTTGAACCATCACTAAATAATATAGAACCTTGAGTTAAAGAAGGTAAAGTAAACTTATTGTTAAAAGTTGTCCAATCGGTAGAAGTCAAATAACCACTAACCGAAGTTGTTGCAGCAGGGATTGATATATTAGGAGTAGTCCCACCACTTGATAAAACAGGACTCGTAGCACTTACACTTGTAACTGCACTACCTACTGCTAAATAATCTGTTCCTGCAATGGCAGCAATGATTTGTCCTGAAGCATTAGCCTTTAACATACTAGATGTTACTGTCTGATAGATAGAACCACCATAGGCTTCTATTGAACCTACAACAGTTAATTGTTGTGTCATAGGTATTACCCCAATATCTCCAATTGCTACTTTATTTGTTCCATCAATAGTAACCACACCATTCCCACCATTATTTATTAAGATGCTTTTACTTGTTTCAGCATTAGCAATTACTAAAGCAGTAGAAGTTACTCTTATAAAAGAACCATCTGTTGAAGTATATCCTGTTGATGAATTATGTAGTCTTAATTCTACATTTGTATTTAAAGAAGTAAAGTCATACACAGATGCACTTGCTAAACCCTGAGGATTTAAAGTATTAAAACCTATGTTATTAGTTGCACTTTCAGGAATAGATATAAAACCACCTATGTTATTAAAGAAAGTTAAATTACTAGCCGTACCTGTGCCTAATCTATTATAGCCATAAACCATACCATAGGAAGCATCATAAAAGATATTTGCTTGATATTGGTTTGCACTATCTGAAGTTCTTACTTGAATCCCTGTTGAACTAGAGTTTAATATTCCTAAACTTGCATTAGGAGTATTAGTGCCTATTCCCAATCTATCGGTAGAATAATCATAATATAAATTAGCATCACTACTTATGCTAGTTGCACCAGTCCAAAATGCTACTCTACCATCTGAACCTGTTCCTGTTACTGGGTTAGTTAAAAGATTTTGTTTATTATTGAATGTAGACCAATCCGTTGAACTTAACTTACCAGTATTTGAAGCCGAAGCCACAGGCAAGTTAAAAGTATGAGTAGCAACGCTTGAAGATATTGCAAAGTCCGTACCACTTGTTCCTGTGCCAAAGAATTGATTTTGTCTTGTAAGGTTATTTAAAGAAATTATACCCTTAGAAAAGGTAGTAACTACTTGACACAAATGATTATTCTCAGTATGTAAAGTAACAGTTCTACCATCTACATTTACATAGATTCTAATTGCTATTCTATCCGTTACAGTTAAAACAGCAGTAGAAACGGCTATTGCAAAGTAATATGGACTTAATGTAGTTCCATTACTTAAATATTGTGGTATAGATACATTGCTGCCTAATAAGGTAAAAGTTGTTCCGTCATACTTATAGACTTCTGCATAAACATAAGGATTGTGAGCATTAGAGTTCACACTAAAATAAAACTCACAATTAAAGTTTCCAGCAGGTACTTCTAATAAAGCAGGGTCATTAGCATCCGTAATATAACTTGCTATGTAACCATTAGCCGAAATAGTAACATCAGTTCCAGCACCAGCAATAGGAGTTTTACTTAATTGTTTATAAGCAACCCCACCTATTGTACCTTGACTTACACTTGTGTTAAGATAATAAGAAACTGAACTACCTCCACCTGTTGATGTAGGGAAATCAGCTAAAGTACCATCTCCTCTAACATATTCTGAAGCATCTCCATCTAAGGCAGTTATTACACCACTATTAGCTACTACTGGACCTTGTATTGTCCTAATCTTTGCTGCTCCTGTTATTTGTAATTGATTGCTCATCTATATATATTTTAAACTAGTCTTATTAATTATTTACTATTGGAAAAGGGCTCTTATAAATTCATCTGCTTCTAATGCTCTACCAAACTTAACTTCTCCTGTTGCACTTATAAATACTATTTGGTCGTCTACTGGTACTCCACTTGTATATATCTCTCTTACATCTATACCGCCTCTTGATACATATAAACAAGTCTTTCCAATAGTATCTGTCCAAGTAATAGAGTTCTCTCCACCTGCTGCACCATATTGTTTCATAAGAGTTACACCTCCTGTTGCTATTACCAATCCTCCGTCTATTACTTGTGTTCCTGATATTGAATATGCTCCAGTTCCTTGCAAAGATAAAGAATAGGTAGATGCCCCCTCTACAGGTGCACTTAAACTAAGAGAAGTAATATTAGTCGTTCCACTTATTACTGAATAACCATAGGTATCACTACCATCTGCGTTGTCATTATCTATAGAAAACTTTACCTCTATTGAAGCTCTATCTAATTGTTTCTGCATCAAAGCAAGATAAGAGTAACCACTTAAGGCTACAAACCCATCACAATTAACACTCCAAGATGTAACGTCATTTTTAAACTCTCTGAAGTAAGCTGATGTCTGTGAGGTTACTTCTACTTGTTCAGTAGATGATTCAAACGTACAGCTTGTAGAAGCCCCCATTGGGGTTCCTAGTGGTATAGTTGTAGTTACTTGAGCTGGGTTAGTAGCTTGAGTAAATAAAGTAATTTGATTGGTTGTTGTACCTGCGTAATTAACCTTAATTAGAAGCCTATCTGTGGCACTTATAGTTGTTTCAGTAACTGTCATTGCCGTAGAATATAAGGTCGTTGCTAGGGCTGTTAAGGTCGTTGCTGAGGATGTAAACAACAAAGTAGCGACACTACCATTATATTTATATAATTGATACTGAACCTGAGCACCTGCAAAGGCAGTTAGAATAGAATAATAAGCACTAAAAGTCCAAGTTCCTGCTGGTATCGTAGTTACACCAGGATCTAAAGCATCCGTAATAAACGAAGCTATTGTTCCTGCTCCTGTTTTAGTGAATGTAACCGATGTTCCACCTACTTGACTTCTGCTTAATTCTTTACATACAATACTATCAAAAGTACCTTGTGCAGTACCTCCATTAAAGTAGTAGATAGCGTTGCTATCATATTCATATAAAACTATATTTGTTCCGTTAATTGCTGATGCCATATTAAAAAGTTGATGTTTGAGGTGAATATGTATTTACTCTTGTGCAAACTATTTCAGTATTACTTATCTGCAATAATGTTAAGTTAGTTTGGTCACTAGGCAGGTCTATTGTAGCATTACCTAACATATATGATTTTCCACTAACATTTATTGATGCAGGATCAGTATCTGTTGCAAAAATAAGCTTAGCTGCATTAAGTATTGGATAGGTAGCATTTTCAGTATAAAAACTACTTACTGAAGCATCTAAATTAATAATGTTTTGTCCGTAAGTGTTTATGTATTGTTGTACTAATAATTCAGCTATAGTAAAAAATTCTCCTACAGGATCTTGTCCATATCTATACCAACCAGCAGCCACAGTATTATTGCTTAATATTAAAGCTCCTTTACAAGATGGATATAAAGAATCTGAACCACTAGAACCATAAGGTAATGATATTGTGTTAGTATATTGTACATTTTCTACCAATGTGCCAGTTAGATTATAAGCAGATACGATTGATTTAATCTTTAATACAAAATTAGTAAGAGTAATAAAAGGAATACCTTCTGATATTCTATAAGTAAAACTTAATTGACCACTTGCAGGGAATATTGCTGTTTTTAAATCTAATACAAAGTCTTGTGCAGCTCCACTTGTTTTTGGATTAAAGACTGAAAATGATGTTGATGTAGTTTGCCATTCTTTACTATTGTTTAAATAATAAATAGTTGAGCCAGTATTAATAGTTATGTCTATAAATCCTATTACTGTTGCAACTGAATTTGCACCTATTGTTATATTTAATTGTAAGGCATCTCCTGTTGTTACATAAGCATTAGATGAAGCATTTAATGTAACCGCTGCTGTTCCTGCTGGCCCACCTGATACTGCGGTTAATTCAAAATAATAATAATCTAATATTGCGTTTTGCAGTAATAAACAAGTTCCATCTCCTGTTGAGCTTCTAGTCCAATATTCGGCTTCTATAGTATCATTGTCTTCTAGGTTTCCGTTAGGAATATAATTGTCAGCTGTATCTACATTGCCTTCTGCTATAATCTTATAGAACCCTTTTTTAAGAATCTTTAATTGGCTATTATCAATAAAGTATAATCCTGATGTGTTTGTTAAATAAGGTTGTATTGTTGATGAAGTATTTATTAAATTACCATCTCCATTATCTATTCTTACTCCACTTGTATTGTATTCTGTATAATAAGCATTTGTTTCAGCAAACTCATTTACTGCCACAATCCACCATTTAGCATTAGCCTGAAATATTCTACATCCAAAAGACTTAGCAATATTTGATATAATATCTAAGCAATTAGTATAATTGTATTCATCTTTTAAGAAGTTTCTATAGCACATATAAGTTTGCACAAAAGGATCTCTCCAAGAGTTTACAGCTCTATCAGACATACCATTAGCAAAATATGAACACATAGTAACTGTGTTTCTGTTGTTCTTAAAGCCTATAAGGTTAAAGCAAGTTCTTAGTATAGTCAGTAATGAGTTAGTATCATTTACCCCTAAATTACCAACTGGTGGCACAAAGGGTATGTCTTTTAGCATACCTAATCCATCAGTAGCATTGAACGTAGCTATCTTTCTGCCTGTAGAATAAGATACTTGAACATTATCATTAATGATAAATCCAACCCATTGGATAACACCATCAACGTACATTTCTACATAATTAAACCTATCGTCTATATTAGTAAAATTAATAATGTCAGATAGGTCGTCTGTAAAGTCTATAGATATACCTAATTGTGAAGCAAATATAGGCTCATACGGATCGTCTGAGTTAGGAATATATTCAAGGTTTACTCCTACTCCTTGAAGGTCTATAATAGCTCCTGTGTAAGGGTCTTGCCATATCTTTAGTTCGACATTCTTATCTGCTCTTGTAGCAAATGTTACTGAGTATTTTTGTCCGTATGCCATTATGCTCCTCTTCTTAATTTTAATGATGACTCGCTTCTATTTAAAGCTAGTACTAAATCTTGACCTTTAAGTGTAAAAGAACCTCCGTTTTGACTTCCTGATGAATTAGATTGTATTGTATTAATTGCATTAGTCGCTTTTGAGGCATCTGCTCCTGTTCCACCACCTCCAAATAAATTAGCCCCCATACCCATACCACTACCAATAAGATTACCAAATGTAGCTAAACCTTTACCTGGTTGTATAAGTCCAGGTATTAAAGACATAATAGCTACCGCTATTGCTGCTGATATAGCAACTTTAATCAATTTTTTAATAATATCTTGAAATGCTCTAGTTAAAACATCGCCTAAGCTTTCACCTTTTTCTAATAATAAATCTAAGGCTGGGCCTAAGGCATTCATAATACCAATGCCTATTTGAACAGTTTGAGCCATTAATTCTTTAGCATTTTGTACTGCTGCCTTGGTTTGTTCTAAAGTTAAATTAATAAACGCTTTGTGCCTATCCTCATTAGTCAAGGTATTATCCATAAATGCTGCGTTTAAATTAGCAGCCATATTATCTTGTGCAATTTTTATCTTTTCATAACTTCCTTCAGCTTCACTAACTTCTATTCTGTATTGGTCTTTAATTAAAGCTAAAGTCTTTTTTGACCTTTCTGCTTGATTTCTAATTTGAAAAGCTAATCTATCTTGTTCTTCTTTTTCTGCATTTTTAATATCTTGGTCAAAACTATCTGCAATAGGACTTGTGCCTTGATTCATACCCAATGCTGCCCTCTTCCTCATTTCAGACATTAATTTATCAGTCTTCTTAAGATTGTCTTGATAATCTTTTAGGTCTTTTTTATTTTTAGCTGCACCTGCCTTATCTTCTACTGTAGTAACTTTTACCCCACTTGACAAGCTTTGTATTTGTCTTAAGATATCTACCTCTTGCTGTTTTAAACCATTTATTAATACTTGAGATTTAGCTTCTTTGACTTGCTGGTCTGTAGATTCTTTTCTTTGTTGTTGGTCAGTTGCCCTAGATATTCTATTGGCATTTAAGGCTTTACCAGTTGCTTGTAAATCTTTTTCTTCTTGTGATAATGTTACACCTTCAGCCTTTAATCTCTTTTCAATAATGCCCTCTAATTCAGCTTGTTTTATTTTTATTGTAAGGATTGTCCTTAAACTATCAATATATTTAATATAGGCTTGGTCTAAGCCTATTACTGCGTTTTTCTCTAAGACAAGACCATTAAATATTTCAGGGTTTATCTTTTTTAATTGCTCTAATGCACTAAACTTTCTATTTCTAGTTTCTGTTTCATTTTTTATAACAGCTATTAAGCTAGTAACTTGAACTGCTTCATTTGCTGTTGACCTATAAAGACTATCACTTGCATCCTTTTCCTTTTTTAATTGCTCTGTCCTTGCTTTTGCTGCTTCTGTAGCTGCCTTTGATTTAAAGGCTCCCATATCATAAGCAGTATATAATGCAATTACTGCTGATGCTGCTAAATAAATGACACCAGTCATACCAGCTATACCACCAACTAAAGCAGGTAAGTTATTCTGTATACCTCTAAATCCATAAGGTAAATCTTGAATAACTAATGCAAGATTCATAAATTGTTGATTAGACTTTTTAACAGAATCACCTGTCTTAGACATTTTATCAGCAGTCTTATCTATTTCATTACCTAATTGTTTTAATTGGGCTTGAGTTTCTTTAGAAGTAGTTTCTATACCTTTTAAATAATCAGCAAATTTCTTAGCTGATGCAGGAACATTTCCTAAATCAAAGTCGAACTCAATTTTAACCATCTGATTATCTGCCATTATCCTATAAGTTTATATATGTCCATATTTTTTAAGCACAGCCTTTAATTCATCTTCATCCATTACTCTAGGCTTCACAAAGTTACGAATATCACAATCTAATTCAATTAGATCTTCAGGTTTAACTTTTTTACCTTTAGGTAATTGAATGTTAATTAATACTGTTGTCTGCCATCTAATCTTAATCCACTTTTGTTCTTCTTCGTGTCTTTGACCATACCACACAAAATCTAACTCGGCCATCGTCATCTCCCAAAACAAATGGGGAAGCACTTTGCACTCCCCCATTGTAAATTTCTCTATGTCAATCCACTCTAATTTTTTTTTACTCCATCCTTTTTACTTGACTTTGTTGGGGCACTTTCTATTCCGCTTTGCATACTTTCTGATAATGCTGTCATCACCTCTTGGAACTTTGTGCTTCCCATACCTCCCATATCATCTACCCAATCACAGACCTCAATTTCAGTAAAGGTTGGTGTTATACCTTGTGAGTATAATGGATATTCTGCAGCAGCTTTCAGTAAGTTGATAATAGCATCTAAAGATGTTTGCCCACTTAAAGCCTCTCCTATGTCAGAAGGCCCAATGCCTTGTAATTGACAGAATCTTTTAAGACTCCACGTACAAAAACGCATCGGTATCTTCTTTCCATCGGAAAGAGTTAATTCAAATTGTCCTCTCATTTTGGTTTATTTTTGGTTGGTTATTATGGGTTAGTTCCGATAGCTAATGCTCCTGTTCCTTTGAAAGAAACTGAGTAAGTAACTGGATTCTCCATATCAGCAGTCATATCTACGCTCTCGATAAATGCTTGACCTGAATAGATTACATCACCTGCTACTGGAGTTACACCATCTAATGTACCATTGTTTACTGTTGTAAATTTTACTAAAACTGAAGTTCTAGCGATTGCTAAAGCACTCAATTCTGCTGTGCTAATGTAAGTAGCAGTCGCACCAGGTACTACTGTAGCTAAACCATCAGTTGTTACAGACCAAGACTTTTGTCCACCAATTTCTTCAGCCCAGCCTAAACTTTGTTTAGTAGAAGCATCTGGAGTATCTATTGCAATACTTAATGAACAAGAAGTAGCAAATCCTATTACTTCCGTTCCAATTAGAACTACTAATGAAGTTCCGTTAAATACACTTGTTGTTGCCATTTTATTTTATTTTTCTTTTATGTTAATTGATTCACGA